AAGAGTATCATTCAGACGCTACTATGAGGGTTTATTTGAAACACCAAATTACAGCAGATGATGTTTCAAATGGATATATCACTCTTAACGATACCATATTAAATGTAAAAAGGGTATTTCCGATTGGAGATTCTCAGTCATCTATTAATATGTTTTCAGTTAAATACCAATTGCATTTAAATGATATTTATGATTTGTCGTATATTGGCGATTTAATGTACTATGAAATGGTACAGCAATACGTTTCTCTATTAGATATGAAATTAAACGGAAATGGAGAACATGTTAGATGGAATCGTCATATGAACCAACTACATTTAGATGTAAACTGGGAATCAGACATTAGTGAAGGTGATTATATTATTGTTGAAGCAATGAGGATTGTAGATCCTTCAACTTATTCTGATGTTTATAATGATATGTTCCTCAAAAGATATGTTACAGCTCTTATTAAGCAACAATGGGGTGCTAACCTAATCAAGTTTGAAGGTATGCAATTGCCCGGCGGTGTAATACTAAATGGTAGACAAATATTTGATGATGCTACTCAAGAATTAGAACAAATTAGAGAACAAATGCAATTAAATTATGAAATGCCAGTTGATTTTTATGTAGGATGATGAGATGGCAACAAATGTATATTTCAGCCAAAAAGTACGATCAGAACAAAATCTTTATGAAGATATAGTAATAGAATCATTAAAGATGTATGGCCAAGATGTTTATTACTTGCCTCGCACTATTGTTTCTAAAGATACAATACTAAATGAAGACATTGAATCTAATTTTGATGATGCATATATCATTGAAATGTATATTGCAAATGTCGAAGGTTTTGATGGAGATCAAAATTTATTATCTAGATTTGGCGTAGAAATTAGAGACCAAGCTAACTTTATTGTTTCTAGAAGAAGATGGGAGCAATATATTGGATCTTCATATGCTCAAGATTTAGAATATGTAAGACCTATGGAAGGAGATTTAATTTATCTTCCATTAAGTGGTTCTTTATTTGAAGTTCGATTTGTTGAGCATGAATCTCCATTTTACCAAATTTCAAATCTTCCAACATATACACTTCAATGTGAATTATTTGAATATTCTGGTGAAACTATTAATACTGGAATTTCTGAGCTAGATAATATTAATGCTTATATTTCTCAGCAAACTACTATTATTTTGAATAATGGTAATGGAATAAATTTTAATGAATATGAAGATGTACGTCAAGAAATTGCTGGTGAACCAGGAGAATTTATTACTGGTAGAGTAACTGATTATACAGCTGTAGATTCTACAACCTCTAGACTAATTATTACTGATTGGGCTACAACAAATGGAAAAGTTGTAGAATTCCAAGTAGATGGAAGTAAAATTGTTGGACTTGAATCCGGCGCTGAATGGGATGTTGTTAATGTTTATGGTATTGAAGACGATCCATCTCAAAATCAGTTTGTTAATGACGATCAAGCTAGAAACCAAGAAATTGAAGTTGTTGCAGATGGTATTATAGACTTTAGTGAATCTAATCCATTTGGTGAGATTGGAGATTAATTATGTTAAATGAGCACTTTTACCATGCATCGATTAGAAGAACTATTGCAGCTTTTGGTACAATATTTAATAATATTAATGTTGTGCGTAAAGATAGTAATGACGAAGTAAAAAGTATATTAAGAGTTCCATTAGCTTATGGACCACGTCAAAAGTTTTTAGCTCGTATTGAAGCTGAAGGCGATTTAAATTATGATCCAAGAGTAGCCATTAAGTTACCACGTATGTCTTTTGAGATTACTGGATTGGTATACGACGCTGCAACTAAATTGCCAAAAATGAACAAAATTGTTCAAAATAACTCTATTGCAGATTATACTCAAAGAAGTACTTTATATACTTATGCTCCATATACAATGGGAATACAATTAGCTATTATGGCTAAAAATCAAGATGACGCTTTACAAATTGTAGAGCAAATTATTCCTTATTTCCAACCAGATTATACAATTACAATTAATGAAGTTCCTTCAATGGGAATTAAGAATGATATTCCTATTGTTTTAAGTTCAGTGAATCTTTCTGAGGATTATGAGGGAGATTTTGTAACTCGTAGAGCAATCATATATACTTTAGATTTTGAATTAAGAGTTCGTTTTTATGGACCAGTGAAAGAACAAAAGGTAATTCAATTGTCTGAAGTTGATATGCTTGAAGGTACGCCAGATGATTTTGGATTCTTAGAAGAGTACGTTGCTGATGGTACTTCTGCAGATGGAAATATAGATAATGTAGTCGAAGGAAAAGATGAGACCGACGACGGAGTAATTACATAATGAAAAAAGATAAAGACGATATTGACGACGATTATGATTTTGCTCGTAGCAAATATTATAATTTAGCAGAAAAGGGCGACGAGGCAATTGACCTTATGATGGAACTGGCTCGAGAGTCTGAACATCCGCGAGCTTTTGAGGTATTGTCAAATATGATGAAACAAAACGCAGAAATAGCAGATAGATTAATGGAACTTCAAAAGAAAAAGAAAGAAGTTCGTTTAAAAGATGCTAAAGGCCTTCCAAATAAATTAACACAAAATAATGTATATGTAGGTTCTTCAACAGATCTGCAAAGAATGCTATTGAAAAAAATGGATGAAGCTAATGTCATCGATGAGTCTGAAGAATAATGAGGCTGGGTATCTTGGCAACCCGAATGTAAAACGTGATGGTGTTGAACAAGAGTGGACTCAGGCTGAAATAACTGAATATGCAAAATGCATGAAAGATCCTGCGTATTTTGCTAGAACATATCTAAAAGTTATTTCTCTTGATAAAGGTTTAGTTCCCTTTGATCTATATCCATACCAGGAGGAAATGTTTGAACATTTCAATCAGAATAGATTTTCTATTGTATTAGCATGTCGACAATCTGGTAAATCTATTTCCTCTGTTGCGTATCTCCTTTGGTATTCAATATTTAATCCAGAAAAAACAATTGCTATATTAGCAAACAAAGGTTCTACTGCTAGAGAAATGCTAGCAAGAATAACTTTAATGTTAGAGAATCTTCCATTCTTTTTGCAGCCTGGATGTAAAGCTCTTAATAAAGGCTCAATAGAATTTTCTAATAATTCAAGAATAATTGCTGCAGCTACGTCTGGTTCGTCTATTCGTGGTATGTCAGTTAATTTGCTGTTTTTAGACGAATTTGCATTTGTTGAAAATGACGCAGAATTTTATACTTCTACTTATCCAGTTGTTTCATCCGGTGATAGTACTCGAGTTATTATTACTAGTACTGCAAATGGTGTTGGTAATGTTTACCATAAACTCTGGGAAGGAGCGGTACAACAAACTAATGAATATAGAGCTTTTAGGGTAGATTGGTGGGATGTTCCAGGACGAGACGAGGCTTGGAAGCAGCAAACAATTAATAACACTTCAGAATTGCAATTCCAACAAGAATTTGGTAATACCTTTCATGGAACTGGTAATACCCTTATTGCACCTGAAATTCTTTTAAGTCTTCAGGCTAAACAACCTATTAGGCAAAACACTGAAGTAAGAATATATAAAGAGCCTGAAGAACTCCACGAATATATGATGTTTATTGATGTTGCAAAAGGTAGAGGACAAGATTATTCTGTTTTTAATATTATAGATATGTCTGTTAGACCTTTTGAGCAAGTTGCTGTTTATCAAGATAATAAAATATCACCTTTATTATTTCCAGACATAATATATAAGTATGCAAATATGTATAATAAGGCGTTTATTATTATTGAAAATAATGACCAAGGATCTGTGGTGTGTAATGGTTTATATTATGATTTAGAATATGAAAATATGTTTTCAGAATCTGCTGTAAAAGCAAATTCTATTGGTGTAACAATGACTCGTAAAATTAAAAGAATTGGTACATCAAATATTAAAGACTTAATCGAACAAAGAAAACTTACAATTAATGATGCAGAAACTATTTTAGAATTATCAACATTTGAGGCTAGAGGTAATTCTTATGAGGCTTCAACTGGTAATCACGATGACTTGGTAATGAGTCT